GTCCTAGGTCGCTAAGCCGCGCGGCAGCCAAGCCGCGCCACCCCCGCGCAGCTAAGTCACATCCACTGCAACGCCTACCACCTAGACTTAGACGAAATGCGGCCAGTCAATGGCATTTCCGCCCGAAATATACGCAGGAGACGCTGTTAGCTGGACCGACACGTTCGCTCCCGCAGCAACCTCCTACACCTATTACTTCCGCACCAACGCTGCATCCGGCGCCACAGCCTCCGGCACACTTAGCGCCGGCACCTGGACGTTCACGCTGCCCGCTGGAACGACCGCAGGATTCGCAGCCGGCCAGTGGTTCTACCAAGCCGTAAGCGTTACTGCTTCGGTGCCCACCACCATGCGAACAGGGGGCTTCATTGTCTCGCCCTCCCTGACCTACGCGGGCTCCCCCACGGCGCTCGATCTACGCAGCCAGGCCCAGATCGACCTCGATGCCGTCGAGGCCGCCATCCGTGCCCTGGCTAGCGGCGCCCAGGAGTACCGCATCGGCACCCCCACCGGCGGGCGCATGGTCAAACGCGCTGACCTCGCCCAACTCATCGCCTGGCGCGACCGCCTCAAAGCCGACGTGGCACGCGAAAAACTCGCCGAAAACGTCGTCAACGGCAAAGGCGACGGCCGTTCCCTCTACGTTCGCTTCACCTAAGTCGCCATGGGCCTTCGCACCTGGATTCGCCGCCAACTCAACATCGCTCGTCACGGCCGTCGCGCCTACGACGCCGCCAGGCAAAACCGCTTCACGGCGGACTTCTTTGCCTCCGGCACCAGCGCCGACGCCGAAATTCGCGGCAGCCTCAAAGTGCTCCGCAACCGCAGCCGTGCGCTGGTCCGCGACAACCCTTACGCCCGCCAAGCCAAACGCACCACCCAGATCAACGTCATCGGTGCTCGCGGCATCCAGATGCAGCCCCAGGTGCTCCGCCCCGACGGCCAAGAAAAGGACGAGCGCCGCAACGCCGCCCTTCTCGCCGCCTGGAATCGCTGGTGCCGCCCCGACTCCTGCGACGTAACCGGCAAACTCAGCTTCCACGGAATCGAGCTGACAACAGTAGGCGCCCTCCCCGAGTCCGGCGAAATCGGCATTCGCCTGGTTCGCCAGCCCATGGGCCGCAGCAAGGTGCCCCTAAGCCTGGAGCTAATCGAATCCGATCAGATCGACGACGAGTACACCGGAGCCAGCGACCGCCCCAAGCACTACTGGCGCATGGGCGTCGAGCTGAACGAATGGGGCAGACCCACGCGCTACGCTCTCCTACGCAAGCACCCCGGCGACGTTGAGTTCGCCAACTACATCGGCAGCAACGAAAAGCACCTATTCATCGACGCAGCCGACTTCATCCACGTCTACCTACCAGAACGCGTGGGCCAAACCCGTGGTGTGCCCTGGTTCGCCTCCGTAATCACCACCTCATGGAACCTCGGTAAGTACGAGGAGGCGCACTGGACACGCAAGCGTGTGCAAGCCAACAGCCTCGGCTGGATTCAAACACCCGAGCCCGAGACCTTCGGCAGCACCAATCCCGATGGCACGCCCGCCCTCGAAGACAGCAAGCGCCTCTGGAACACCGAACCCGGCAGCTACAACTTCCTGCTCCCCGGTGAAACCGCCATCCCCCCTGACTTCGGCCCCGACGACGGCCAGTACGAAGCGGTGGTTCGCACCCTGGCCCGCCGCTTCGCCAGCGGCTACGGCTGCAGCTACGAAACCCTAAGTCGGGACTTCAGCGAATCCAATTACAGCTCCTCCCGGCTAAGCATCCTGGAGGACAGGGATCATTGGCGTGTAATCCAGTCGGTGCTAATTCAGCAGGTACACCAGCGTGTATTCGAGGAGTGGCTGGCTGCCGCAGCACTTACCGAACTGCCTATGCCAATGTTCTCCGACGTGTGGACACGCCCAGAGCGCTACAACACGCCGCATTGGCAAGCACGCGCTTGGAGCTGGGTCGATCCCGCTAAGGAGATGAAGGCCATGGAGATGAGCCGCACGCTCCAGCTCCAAACCCACGCCGAACAAATCATGGAGTACACCGGCAACGACTTCATGAACACCATGACCACAATCAGCAAAGAAAACGAAATCAAGCAGCAGCTAGGCCTAAGTTCCGCCGCCCCCTCACCCACAGCCCAACCAGCAAACGAGGCGCAACCCGCTGACCAACCAGCCCGCGAAATCGAGCCCCTCTACCTAGATGGCGAAGACGAACCCCTAAGCCTGCGCCTAGACCTAAGTCGCGCAGCTAAGTCGCGCAGCTAAGTCGCGCAGCTAAGTCGCACCGCATCGAAATCCCACATCCGCTTAGCAGCACACAGCTGCGCAACTTATGGCTAATGTCAACGGTACTGAAATCGACCTCATGCCTACTGCGGGGATGCGTAGGGAGGCGGAGCGATATAGGGCGTGGAAGGAGGATGGGCGTGCGGGTGGAACGAGTGTCGCCGCCCGCCGCGCAACACAAATACTTAGCGGCAACGAACTTAGCCCTGCCACGGTGCTGGTCATGAGCGCCTGGTTCGCCAGGCATGAGGTGGACAAACAGGGCGAGGGCTACAAACCGGGCAGCCCCGCTTACCCCTCGCCGGGGCGCGTGGCCTGGGCCGCTTGGGGCGGAGATCCAGGCCAAACCTGGGCAACATCTAAAGCGAAAACCATTAAGAACGCCGCCGATAGACTGCACCCCATAAGCAGCGAGCAGGTTGTGAGCACCGCAACAGAACAACAGCGCGAACTTACGGCAGACCTCACAGCCCCTCAGGTCGCCCTCTACGAAGCACTGGAGGAAATTGTCGATGAACTTGGTCAGTTCGATCAAGGCATTGGCGCCCATGGCGCTCATTACATGCCTGCTAGCCCCTTTGCCAGCGAGGGGATGCAGTGCTCCAACTGCGTCTTCTACGCCGGTCCACGCGCTTGCGAAGTCGTGGCCGGTGACATCGCCCCCGAAGGCGCCTGCAAATTCTGGATCATCCCCGAACAGCTGCTCACGCCGTCAACCGCTGCCGACTCCCCGGAACGCGCCCTCGCCGATCCCGCCGAGCTACGCCTAAGTGCTGAGCGCACCGCCGATGAGCGCACCGCCGCCGCCGCCACCGAGCAACGCCCCTACCCCAGCGAGCACGCCGCCCGCCTCCTCGACCCCGCGCAATTCGACCGCTTCCGCCGCAAAAACATCGACTTCGCCCAGGGCATCGACTCGATCTACGGAATCAAAGGCGACGACCCCGTACGCCTCCAAGCCCTTAGATTCGACGCCGCACGCTTTACAGTAAGCGAAGCTAAGAAGTGGCTTAGCGACCACGACTACAGACCTATCTCATTCGAGCCCGCAACAGGCAAGTCAATGGACGCGCAGATCGACATCAAAGCCCTAAGCAAGGAGGTGCATCGCCGCGAGGCACCGCAGGGCCTCCGCGTCGAAGAAAGCACCGACACGGGACTCACCTTCAGCTTCAGCTCGGAGGCTCCGGTGGAGCGCTGGTGGGGCCGCGAGGTGCTGATGCACGACGAAGGCGCCATGGACCTGGCCCGTATGAACGACGGCGGCCCCTGGCTGTGGAACCACAACCGCGACGTGGTGCTCGGCGTTGCCGAGAAGTCGTGGCTCGGCTCCGACCGTCGCCTCTACGTCAAAACAAAATGGAGCCCTAATACAACCGAGAAAGGCACTGAAGAGTACAAGCGGCGCCAAGACATCGAAGCCGGCATTATTCGCAACGTCTCCTTCGCCTACGAGATCAACGATGTACGCGAAGCTCAAAACGGAGACATGCAAGTAACTAAGTGGAATGTTTTGGAAGTATCGTCCGTTAGCGTGCCCGCCGATCAAACAGTCGGCCTGGGACGCGCACACGACGACAGCGAATCCTCCGCTTCGCCACTTACGACGCAATCAGCAATTCAAGCGTCAACCCCTACACTTGAGACTAAGCAGACCGCCGAGCGCGGACCTGACGCCCCCCAAACCCCTCCTCTTATGGAATCGCCTGTAGACATCAAGGAGGTCCAATCCGCCGCTCGGCAGTCCGAGCGTGAGCGGGTTGCGGCCATCCGCGCCATGTGCGACCAGCACCAAGTCGGCAGCGATCTGGCAGACAGCCTGATCAACAACGACGCCACAATCGACCAAGCCCGTGAAGCCGTGCTGACTCAAATCGGACGCACCCGCACCGAAGTGCAGGGCCGCATCCACGACGACACCTCCAACGCACTCGGCCTGACCGACAAGGAGACCCGCGCCTTCTCCTTCGTCCGCGCCCTCAACTACCTCGTCAGCCCCGGCGATCGTGCCGCCCGCGAAGCCGCTGCCTTCGAGATCGAAGTCGGCAAGGCTGCTGCGGCCAAGTACGAGCGCTCGTCCAACGGCATCGTCGTCCCCAACGAAGTCCTGCAACGCGACCTCGTTGTCGGCACCTCGACCGCAGGCGGCAACCTCGTCGAAGCCAACCTGCTCAGCGGCTCGTTCATCGACCTGCTGCGCAACCGCATGGCGCTGATGCAGGCCAACGTCACGATGCTGTCCGGCCTGCAGGGCAACATCGCCATCCCGCGCCAAACCTCCGCCGCATCCGCCTACTGGATCGGGGAAGGCGGCTCGCCCACCGAATCGCAGCAAGCGATCGACCAGGTGAACATGACGCCCAAGACCGTGGGCGCCTTCGTCGATTACAGCCGCCGGCTGCTGCTCCAAAGCAGCATCGACGTGGAGACCATGATCCGCTCCGACCTCACCAAGGTCATCGCCCTTGAGCTGGACCGTGCCGGCATGTACGGCACCGGCTCCACCAGCCAGCCCCTCGGTCTGACCAACACCACCGGCATCGGCAGCCAGACCATCACCACCTACGGCACCTACGCCGAGTACGTCTCCATGGAGACCAAGGTGGCTGTGGCCAACGCCGACGTGGCCTCGATGTATTACATCATCAACGCCAACGCTCGCGGCGCCCTCAAGACCACCGAGAAGTCGGCCGGCGGCACCATCGGCAACTTCGCCCTGACGGACAACACCCTCAACGGCTACCCGGTGATCACGTCCAACCAGCTCGGCACCAACGACTGCCTGTTTGGCGACTTCAGCCAGTTCGTCATCGGCATGTGGTCTGGCCTCGATCTCACCGTCGATCCCTACGCCGGCTCCACCGCTGGTACGGTCCGCGTCATCGCCCTGCAGGACGTTGACTTCGCCGTCAAGCAGCCCGGCGCCTTCGTCTTCGGCACCTGATCGCCATGAAGATCGAGATCCTTAGCTCGGTCATGATCTCGGGAGAGCCAGTCGAGGCTGGCTCTTTCGTCGAGGTCAGCGTGGCCGACGCCAACCTGCTGATCGGCATGAACAAGGCTCAGCTCGCCCCCGAGCCCGAACCCGAGGCAGAACCCGAACCCGAGGCTCCTAAGCGGAGCCGCAAATCCGCCCCCACCTCCGAGGTTGAATCATGACCATCCTGCGCCAAGCGTTGGACAAGCTCCAGCTCAACGCTCTCCACCCCACCGCCGCCCGCACTGCCACCGGTAACGCCACCGGCCTCGACGTCCAGACCATGGACGGCGACCTGTTCGTGATCCTGGACTCGGCTGCCGGCACCGGCACCACGCCTACCCTGGACATCAAGCTGCAGTCGTCCGACACCCTGGGTGGAACGTACAGCGACATCACCGGCGCCACCTTCACCCAAGTCACCGGCACCGCTTCCCAGCAGGCAATCACCATCAGCAAGGACGAAGCTCGCCGCTTCATCCGCGTGGTCTACACCATCGGTGGTTCCACCCCCAGCTTCACCTTCTCGGTGAACGCAATCGGCGTGAGGAAGTACGGCTAAGCCGTAGCGGAGTCTGCTGGAGTCCGGTAATGATTACCGACGACCTCAACCTCTTTTTTGCCGACTTCGGCGTCACTGTTAGCAGTGGCGCCGTTTCCGGCATGGGCATCCTCGACATGCCAGGTGAGGTCATCGTCAACAACACAGTCCTCAGCACCGACTACAGCGTCACCGTCCGCACGGCCGACTTTGGCAGTCTGCTCTACGGAGCATTAGTCACAGTAGATGGGCTGAACTACGAAGTGCGTGACTGCCTGCCCGTAGCCGATGGTGCTTTCTCCGTCTTAGTGCTGTCTAAGATGGACCTTAACACCATCACAACACTTAGCGGCCTCAACATTACGACTCTTACGGGCACTCCGCTTGTGACGCTATGAGCACCACGATCACCGGCCTCCCCAACGCCACCACGCCACTGGACGGCACCGAGCGCGTGCCCATGGATCAGGCTGGCGCGACCAAGGATGCCACGACGCAAGACATCGCCAACCTGGCCCCCGCCACAAACCTCACCTATACAGCAGCTACCCGCACACTTAACAGCTCAACAGGCACCGATGTCGAGCTGCCCGTCGCAACCACAACCGACGCCGGCCTCGAATCCGCCGCAGACAAAACCAAACTCGACAGCATCACTGTCGATACCGCAACAGTTGTTCGCAAGTACGTCCGCAACAACTCTGGCGTAAGTATCCCCAAGGGTGCTGCCGTCTACCAGACCGGCAGCAGCGGCACCACGGTCACGGTGGCCTTAGCCGACGCGTCCGCCGAAGCCACTGCCGCCCAGACTCTCGGACTGGCGCAAGAAACCATCGCCAATAATGCCAACGGCTACGTGGTCGCCGTTGGATTGCTCGACGGCATTAGCACCGTATCGCTGACAGAAGGCCAGATCGTCTGGCTTAGCGAAACCGCCGGCCAACTTACGACAACGCGCCCAACGCAACCCGCCCACGGTGTCGTTTGCGGCTATTGCGTCAAACAGTCATCCGGCACCTCCGGCATTCTCTACGTCAAGGTCGATAACGGCCTCGAGCTGGAAGAACTGCACGACGTCCTCGTCACCGGCGCCACCACCGGCCAAGTCCTCTACAAGGCAGCCGACGGCCTGTGGAAGCCCAAGCTGCTGGACGGCACCAACCTCGCCAACACAACTGTCACCCCCGGCAGCTACAACCTGGCGTCACTGACGGTTGACGCGCAAGGCCGCATTACCGCCGCCAGCTCTGGCTCTGCCCCCGGCACCGACCTCACCTACACCGCTGGTACGCGCCTGCTGGCCAGCAGCACCGGTGCGGACGTCACGCTGCCCCTAGTCAACTCCACCGATGCCGGCCTGGCACCAGCCAGCGGTGGCGGCACCGCCAACTTCCTTCGTGCTGACGGCACCTGGGCTGCCCCCGTGGGTCAGGTCACCGGTGTCACAGCCGTCGCTCCGCTTACGTCAAGCGGCGGCAGCGCCCCCGTCATCTCCAGCAGCATCGCAACCAACAAACTGCTGGGACGCGGCACCGCCGGCACCGGCGTCATCGAGGAAATCACCCTCGGCTCGAACCTCACACTCAGCGGCACCACCCTGAACGCTGCCGGCGGCTCCCCCGGGGGCAGCACCACACAACTGCAGTTCAACGATGGCGGCGCCTTCGGCGGCGACGTTGACCTCACCTGGAACAAGACCACCAACCTGCTCACGGTGGGTGGTGATGTCAACTTGAGCGACGGCGGCACCTACACCACCACGCTGCAGACGATCACGCCAACGGCGAACCGCACGATTTCGCTGCCTGACGCTACTGGCACGCTGGCATTAGTGGCGGGGTCTAGTGGGCAACTGATTTACAACAATGCTGGTGTACTTGCTGGCGCCAGCACTGCCACCTGGGACGCCACCAACGGCACGCGGTTTACCAACCCGTTTGGCTATGGCACTGGCGCAGGCGGCACTGTCACCCAAGCCACCAGCAAGGCAACCGGCGTCACGCTGAACACCCGCTGCGGGCAGATCACGCTGAATGCTGCAGCACTGGCGTCTGATACCACGGTGTCGTTTGTGCTGACGGATAGCTCGATTGCTGCTGGTGATGTACTGATCCTGAACCACATCAGCGGTGGAACGCCCGGTTCCTACCTGCTCAATGCCCGCTCTGCTGCGGGCTCCGCAACCATTGATGTCCGCAATATCACAGCGGGCAGCCTTAGCGAGGCGATCGTTATCGCGTTCGCTGTCATCAAAGCCACTACTGCCTGAGGAGGTTAATCATGGCTCAATTCACACTCGATGTACCCGACGAACTGCTGCCTGGATTGGTGGCTGAGATCAGCACGCTGCAGGACAAGGTAACGCCTGAGGAGTATTTTCAAGCCAGTGCTATCGAGCTGCTGCGCCAGCGCTGCCAAGTCTACAAAGTCGGCCCGTACTACACCGGCCCCACCCCGCCCCAGTTCAACCAGGACGGCACACCCTACGTTGCACCGGCTCAGGCGGATGAAACTGCACCCGTGGAGGAAGTTATCACCGAGCCCGACCCACAGGTCAGCGACACTTCTGTGCCTGAGGAGGAAGTTGTCACCGAGCCCGACCTACAGGTCTACGACGCTTCCGTGCCTGAGGAGGGTGTATGAGCCTCAACATTGTCAGTGGCTTTAATGGCATTACAGATCCTGACGCCTTGGCGTATGTTTCTGCCGTTGAAGCCGCTGATGGTCAGCTTCTAGAGTTCGCCGTTGGCAAAGCCATCAACGACTTCGTGGTTGGCTGCAAAGCTGACGGCAACTGGAATGCCATCAAGGCCGGTTGCATCCTTTCTGGGGCACGTAAGAAGGAAGGTGCCTTCATTGACCTGAGGACCGCTACGCAGATTCTTACTAACAACGGATTTGCGGATGGTGACTACAACCGGAAGACGGGGCTGGTGGGGAATGGCAGCACTAAGTATCTGAACAGTAATCGCGCCAACAACGCCGACCCACAGAACAGCAGCCATAACGCATGCTGGGTTAGCGCTCCTGCTGTTGGCGTACTAATGGCAAGTTCGTCGTCCAATACAGGGCAGAACTACATGGACACTAATACCACTACAAACACAAGGTTTGCGAATAGAGACGCACTATCAACACCGGCAGTTGCAGCAACCACGGCGGCTGGTCTTTACGGTCACAGCCGCAGCAACAGTTCTCAGATTTCTTACAGGTGTCCGCAAGGCAATGGAACTTCATTTTCAGCATCGCAAATACCGGAAAGCAGAAATGTGTTTTTATACACTCGATCCAATGATGGATTGAGTTTTTCCCAGTGGAGCGCAGCCCGCCTCGCCTTCTACTCCATCGGCGAAAGCCTAGACCTCGCCAAACTTGACACCCGCGTCACCGCCCTTATCACCGCATTTGGAGCAGCCATACCATGAGCCCGCTGACTGAGCCGACGAAGCTGACGCTGGCGAAGACATACGTCGGCATCGACGATCCTGATGCTGCTAGCTACATTGCCCTCGTAGAAGCTGCAGATACAGCAGCAGGTTCACCTGGTGGATTAGAGACTGCAACTAAAGTCGCAATCCATTCGTTTGTGAAGGGCTGCAAGGCTGATGGGATTTGGCCAGCGATCAAGGCCAGTTGCATTCTTGCTGGAGCCCGGACGCTTAGTGGGGCGCTTGTTCCTTTGGTGGGTGCGGCGCCCACCAATCCCGGCAACGTCTTTGTGCAGGCTGACTACAACCGAAAGACGGGATTGGTGGGGAATGGCAGTACGAAGTATTTGAATAGCAATAGAGCCGGCAATGCGGACCCACAAAACAGCAACCATATCGCAGTCTACGCTTCAACTGTAGTAACATCAAATAGCACTCAGTATCCAAATTACATCTCTAGCGGATATGGAGTTAGCACGGAGGTAGATACTGGGTTTGGCAGATTAAATAACAACGGCGTTATCTTTATGCGGTCGAGGCAACTTGCCAGCGGATATATCACCAGAAGTGAATCGTCTTCCACTGGTTTGATTGGCTTAAGCCGTGCTTCATCGGCATCTCATGAAAGCAGGGCCGGAGCTGTAACACAGGCTCACTCCATTACATCCGGTACTCCGCTAGCAAGAAATTACTTCGTGTTTGCTGGCAACAGTCCTTCTGGACAGCCAGACTATTTTTCCAACGCCCGCCTCGCCTTTTACTCCATCGGTGAAAGCCTAGACCTAGCTCGCCTCGACGCCCGTGTAACCGATCTCATCAACGCATTTGGAGCTGTTATCCCATGACCCACCCACAAGACGATGCCACTACGACTGCTTGGGAGGTAGAACAATGAGCTGGGTTATTACGCCACAAGAGAAGACTCCGCTGGACCAGGACTACCGCAACGTTTCCCTGCTGCTCCACGGCAACGGCACTAACGGTAGCACCACCATTACGGATAGCAGCCCCACGCCTAAGACGGTGACGGCAGTCGGCGATGCTCAAATCAGCACGGCACAAAGCAAGTTCGGTGGTGCCAGCATTGCGTTTGATGGAAATGGAGACTATATATCTGCCGCCAGTAATTCAGGGTTTCAATTCAGCAGTGGCGCATTTACCATTGAATTATGGGCAAGATTTAATTCAATTTCAGATCAGTTATTGTACGATACAATAC